AATAGAGAATAAGGGCCCAGCTCTATCAGCACGTGAAACAGTAAAGAAGGCCCAATTTAAACAACTCAAAAGGAGTCTATAATGTTCTTAAATCTATACTCAATTTACGATAACGTCGCAGAGATATTCAATAAACCCTTCTCAGATATTAATGACGCATCAGCAATACGCGCATTCTCTCAATCAGTAGAAGATAATAAAAATAAAGACGATTACATTCTTTACCATATTGGTGGCTTCGACGACAATTCAGGCTCAATTACAGCTGATAAAAACCCTAAAAAACTACGTTCAGGATTTGAGATAAAAACAAATAACGTAACATCAATTTCAGAACAGCAACAGCTAGATGATCTAGCAAAACACGAAGCATTAAAAAAACAAAGCGGTATCTAACTTATAAGGCCGGGGGTTATTCCCCGGCTTACTTATTAGAGGAAAAACAATGCAATCAGTAATGACACACAACTTTAGCCAGGCACCTTCAATTCAGGCACCACGCTCTCAGTTCGACCGTTCTCACGGTCACAAATTTACAATGGATGCCGGCTGGCTAGTCCCTTTCTATTGGGACGATGTATTACCAGGAGATACATTCAACTTAAACACAACAGCATTTGCAAGATTAGCAACACCACTATTCCCAATCATGGACAATATGTTCATAGATACACACTTCTTCTTTGTACCAAATCGATTAGTATGGGATAACAGTAAAAGATTCTATGGTGAACAAACCGATCCAGCCGATTCAATAGATTATCAAGTTCCACTTTTATCAGGTACCCGCGTCAGTCGTGGAGCTGCAGATTTAACAGTAGATTCACATAAAACAGGTGCTTTATTAAATTATATGGGTGTTCCTGATGGTATATCTGCAAATGATGTAGAAATATCAGCAATACCATTCAAATCTTACGCATTAATTTGGAATGAATGGTTTAGAGATCAAAACTTACAGGATTCGTTAACGTATACAAATAGTGATAGTGCACATGTAGACACACTCGATGCTATGAGACTGCAAAGACGCGGAAAACGACACGATTACTTTACTTCAGCTTTACCCTGGCCACAAAAAGGCGATGCCGTCAATTTACCATTAGGAACATCCGCACCAGTAGAAGGTATAGGTGCACCATCATTTAATGTACCTACATCAGGTAATCACCAATTAGCATCTACAGCTTCATCTGATAATGTTGAATGGAATCCTACTCCATCAGCAACAGTAAACGGATTAGAATGGGGAACAACTAATCTTCAAGCAGATTTATCAACTGCAACTGCAGCAACAATCAATGATCTTCGCGAAGCATTCCAGGTACAAAAACTATTAGAACGTGACGCAAGAGGAGGTACACGATATAGTGAATTGGTTCGAAATCATTTTGGTGTTAATTTCTACGATGTTAGCTATCGCCCTGAATATCTCGGTGGCGGTTCTTCTCCTGTTAATGTCTCTCCCATAACACAACAGGCACCAACAGCAACAACAAGTAATCTTGGAGTTGGTGATTTAGCAGCAATAGGTACAGCATCACTATCAGGTCACGGATTTACAAAATCATTCGTAGAGCATGGCATTGTAATGGGATTAATTTCAGTACGTGCTGACCTAACATACCAAAAAGGTTTACGCCGTGAATTATCAAAATCAACAAGGTACGATATATACTGGCCCTCTCTCGCTCATCTAGGTGAACAGGAGATACTTAATAAGGAAATATACTGCGACGGATCAGCAAACGACGATGCCGTATTCGGATACCAGGAACGATACGCAGAATACCGTTATAAACCGTCTCAAATTTCAGGCTTATTCCAGTCAGACGCAACGGGTTCAATTGATGCCTGGCATTTATCACAGGACTTTGCATCATTACCAACATTAGGAGAAACATTCATACAGGAAGACCCACCACTAGACCGATGTATACAGGTACCATCAGAACCACATTTTATTGTGGATACTTACATTAACCTTAAATGTGCCCGTCCTATGCCAACATTTGGCGTTCCAGGCATGATAGATCACTTCTGATGGGATTCTCACTATCAGACCTCGATCCAATCGAGGCAACAAAAGACTTCAACGACTCAATAAAAGGCGTCTGGGATGACTTCTCCGGCGTAACACAAGTCGAGGAAATGAATGAGGCGAACAAGGATATCGCCACGGCCCGAAACGTATTCGAAGCAGAAGAAGCAGCAAAAGCACGCGATTTCTCAATGACAGAAGCAGAAAAAAACCGCATGTTTCAAACAGCAGAGATTCAAAAACAATTAGGCTTCCAGGAACGAATGTCTAATTCAGCAGTATCAAGAAGAATGGCAGACTTAAAATCTGCAGGAATAAATCCAATATTAGCAGGAAAATTCGACGCATCATCGCCCGCCGGTGCTGCAGCAGCAGGTTCTCAGGGAGCAACAGCAAAAGCCAATGCAGCAGGCGCAACAATGCAATCAAAACCATCAGGAGCTCAACAATTATCATCGGCACTAGGCTTGGCAAAGCAGGCTGCCGATTTAAAGAAAACACAAGTTGATACAGCTAACGTTGCACAAAATATCGATATAGCGAAGCCAGGTGCATCAGTAGCCAAAGACGTAGACAAGGTATATAACAAAGCGTCAAACTCATTTATGGATGTAACTCAAGCAATAGGAAAACAATTAGGTTCATCAGCTTACGACTTACAGAAAAAAACAAAGTCAGTAGCATCAAAGATAAAAAATTACGTTATAGATAAAGGTAAAAAAATGTCAGTGAACCCTAATCTTGACAATAAATTTTACAATAACAGAATAGAAACAGACTACTCAGGAAACTAATATGTCATTTTATAAAACAGACGAAAAAGGCAAACTAATACGCAACCGCGTTCAATTAACAATACCAGAAGACGAGGTAATACGAGTCGAGCAAGCACACCGCGATGAAGTCAACATCAACAATATAGTAAAACGACATGGTGTTGATCTAATCGCAAAAACAGCTGCACTGCAGCAATTTACATACGATAACAACCCAAATAATGACTTCCAAGAAACAATGAACATGATCTTGAAGGCAAAAGATTCATTCCAAAGCGTACCATCAGAGATACGCAAACAATTCGATAACAGTCCCGCCAAATTTATGGATTTCATCCATAATGGCGATAATCAACAACAACTAATAGACTGGGGCCTAGCAAACGCCCCAGAAACACCACAACCCATAGAGGTTGTGGTAACAAATCAGCCAGAGACTCCCCCGCCAACACCAGGCGAGGCTGGCTAATACTAAAGGCTCCAATCGGAGCCTTTTTTAATACAATTAAAAAAATAACAAATAAGCCGTAATAGGCTCAAAATGCGTTTAGCACAGCGTTAAAGCATAAGAGCCTATAGGCTATAAAAATAAACGTTCAATAGAACGTAATACAGACCGCTACGGGTGATAATCTATGATTATTGCCCTTCGCGGTCCCCCGTCGGGAGACAAACTAGGGTGAAACCTGAGGCATCAAAAGCCGAATCCGGACAGAAATTACTTGATATAACTGTCCGGACTGACACCTTTTAAAAAAAGTGTCAACCCAAGCTTGACAAAGCTTAAAAAACTGTTACAATATACGTAACAACTTAGGAGTCATACAATGAAAGCAGAAAATCTAAAAGAAATTATTGACACACAAAAACTTGAGCAGTATATTAAAGACATACGCGAAGAACGTGATTTACTTAAAAAACGTCAAGCAGCATTAAGAACCAAAGAATGTAGATATAAAAAAATGTTACAAGACATTAATCAACTGGAGTTACTCTAATGGGCAAAAGATACAAAATGAGCAAAGGCTCATCAAAACGAAAATTCAAAAAAAATACCGGTGTTAACAAAATGAACACTAAACCCCGCCCCATGCGTGGCGGAACACGACTATAGATGAATGGCGTGCTTTCATCCTATAACGGGCTATAGAGATCAACTAGGGTTAATACGCTTCGATGAAAAACACAATGGCGACACAATGCAAATCCCCTGTGGACAATGTATTGGATGCAGACTTGAACGATCCCGACAATGGGCAATGCGAATCGTCCACGAAGCAAGTACTCACGAAGACAACATCTTTATTACGCTCACATATAATGACGAAAATATACCGCAAGATGGTTCACTGGTTAAATCGCATTTTCAAAAATTTATAAAGAGATTAAGAAAACATGCAAAAAGTAAAAAACTTAGATACTATCATTGCGGAGAATACGGAGATAACACAAACAGACCTCACTACCATGCTATTGTGTTCGGGTTCAACTTCGACGATTGGGTCTATTTGTTCGACTCTCCATCTGGTGAACCTATATACACAAGCCCGACTCTCGAAAAAATATGGAAAAAAGGATTCGTCACATTAGGTACTGTAACATTCGAATCCGCCGGCTATGTAGCCAGATATTGTATGAAAAAACTCAACGGCCCACTAAAAGACCAGGTAAACAAAAAAACAGGCTTAAAACCCTATGAGAGACTTAATTACGCAACTGGCGAATTTACTGAGGTATTGCCTGAGTACAGCACGATGTCCCGTCGTCCTGGCATTGGTCATAATTG